TCTTCTTCAAAAATGTCCAGCCTGTTAATAAGTTTATCCTCAAAACGATCAAGAAGTTCTTCACTAGTTACTTCAAGAGCTTCAACTAAATCATCAACCTCATATCTTTCAAGAAGTTTTTCTTTTATTTCACTCATTGTTAGTGACATAATCCATTAACTCATCTTTTTGTTGAACGGTAAAATATTTAAAATTTTCTTTGTCACACCACTGAGCCATAGTAATCTTTGCTCCCTTCCTTACTTTTTTAAAAGGATCGGACAAGACAAAAATCAATTCTTTGTCACAGCAGTCTCTTATTGACTTGTACTTCAGCGTGTCCCCCTGTCTGAAGTAACCCTTACATTCAATCATTTTACCAGTTGGTTTATGTACAAAATCAGGTTTATAAGTTCTCTTAGTAATGTAGGGAACGTCATAAGGCTCATAAACAAAATCCTTTTTAGGATAAAGAACGGAAAATGTCTTTTCAAGACCCGACCTAAATTTAGGTTTAAAATATTTCTTGGACTTTCGGCTCATTCTTTACCTCCGTCAAAAACCTGGGTCCAGTACTATAAAGAAAAGTCCTAAGTTCTGGGTAACAGGTCTTTTTAAATTGACAATAAGAACATCCTATTGCTAGTTTCATATTGCCTGATTTACCGTCTGGAACAGTCTCGTAACAGTAGTCAGGAACTTCTTTGGAAGTGACCATTTCCTTTACGTGCCTGATCCTTTCAGCAATGTCTTCCTTTAAAACTTCGTACACTGGAGCTTGAGTATTCTCAAGATCGTACTGTAGGAAAGTCAGGTGTCCATTCTGTTTGTCCATTGCCAGCCAACCAAACTTGGTTTCACCTTCGGAGTGTGAATAAGCTTTTATCTGGTCAATGTAACCAAAGGAATCGTCAAAGGCCAAGGAACCGTCCTTAAACTTTTTAAAACCAAAGGAGCTGGTTGACTTAACGTCAGTCACCACGCCGTCAATTCTACAGTCCATGCTTCCTTGAATTCCTTCAACTTCACATTTCTTCTGTTCGTCAGTGACGGAGTGTCCTGCCATCCTAGTAAGGAATAACAACAGTTCTTCAACCAAATGTCCGTAAAGGAATTTAACCAAAGTGTGTGGCTCTATCTTTTCCTTTGGAAGATTTTTGTAGTGATTCCAAAGAAACCTGTCCTTACGCCCTATGTTTGACAAGCGTAGTTTCCTAGCGTCCCAACCTCTGTTGACAAACTCCTTACGCATTAAGTCCTTCATGGCTTCCCCAAAGCGTTCTATCTCCGCTTCAGCGTCCACTTCCTTATCTACACGTTTAGTCTTCACTAAGCTGTAGATGTCTTCAATTAATGTTCCTACTGTTTTCATTTTCTGTGGTCCACAAAGCGACATTTTCTTGTCTTTGAATTGTAATGCAAGTACTGAACACCTAGCTTTTTCTGTTGCAAAGTCCTTGCTGAAAGCCTTCCGTCCTTGTAGGACTTAACGTCAATGTAAACTAATTCACCGGAAGGTTTAAGGGCAATAATGTCAATCGGACCAGTACAGCCTGAATTCTTAAAAACATGGTAACCTTTGTCCCAAAGCCAAGTAATTGCGTAGTGTTCCGCTAAATCACCAATTCTTGAAGGACTGTGTTCAATGTGTTTCATACCAAGTGTCTCCAATTTTATATTCCCCTGCTAAGGGACAGTTAAGGTTAAAGTGGTTACCCGCCGCTATCAAACATTCCACAGCAAGTATGCCAAATTTCTCAGCCTGATCCTCTTTTACCTCCGTTTGGATCTCATCATGTATGTTACCTACAAATTTAAAATCTAAACCCCACAGTTTAGCGTATTCATCCAATAAAATCAAAGCTTGTTTCATTACCAAAGCTCCAGCACTCTGAAGTAAAGTGTTTAAGGCACTGTGCTGTGACCTAATGTGGAGCTTCCTACCATCCAATCCAGTTACCATTTGTGATCCATAAGAGATTTTGCTTTGTACTCTTTCTCTAAGTACTGCAAATGAGCGGAGATTGCTGCTAAAACGCTCTCTAATGCGTTTACCTGTCCTTTGGTTTCCACCAACCACTGATCCAAGCTTCGCATCTCCTGCGCCGTATAGAAGGGCGTAGACAAAAGTTTTTGCTGTATCTCGTGATTCAATCCCAGCAAGTCTTTGGTTTGTTGAATGTATGTCTCCGTTGACCAATTCATTAGTATACTCCTTGTCGTCCATGTAATGAGCAAGCATACGCAACTCCAAACCACTCGCATCCATACCCACAAGTTTGTAACCTTCAGGAACAGTCCAGCATTCCCGACACTCTTTACCGTAGGAACTGTACGCTGCTACCGTGTTAGCGGTGTTAGGAGAATTATGAGTCATTCTACCCGTTACAGCTCCATTGGAATTTACTTTACCATGTATTCTTCCAGTTGTAGGGGACAATGCGTCAAGCCACCCTTGAACTTGTCCAGTTCTTTTCTGTAACATCAAAAATTCAGAAATTAATTTGGCTTCCGGTATTCCCTTAACTGTCTCCAATATTTTTTCATCAACCTGGGCTTGTCCTGTTTCAGTGAATACTGAAGGTTTCCATCCAAATTCCTGCAAGTACTCACCAATCTGTTTTCTGGAATTTAGATTAAACTCCTGAAGTTTACAACGGTCAAAAGATTCAGTCAGTTTGTCCAAGGATCTAGCACTAACCTTGCAAAACTCTTCCTCAGTCAACCCTTGTTTGGACAAGGTTCCGTCCTTCTTTAGCTTGGGAGTGACAGTTTTTATTTTAACCAGTTTAGGTTTAAAAACCCTGTGGACCTTATCCTCAAGCTCTACTTGCTTTTCTTTAAGTTCAGCCAGTAAGGAATAAGCTTTTCTTTCGTCGAAGAACCAGCCATTTCTAATCTGTTGTTGAATAATAAATTGAACTTTGTGTTCTAAGTCTATAGATTCCTGAGAAAACTCTGCCAGCTCATCAAATAACTCCAAATACACTCTCTCAGTAACAGCCGTGTCCTGAATACAGTAATCCTCCATCTCCTGAGAACACTGTGTCCAATCGTTGTAGTCTCCCTTTGGGAATCCTAGTCTTTCTCCCCAAGAGCGCAAGGAATGTCCTTTGTCCCTCTGTGGATTAGCTAGTCTGGAAAGCACCAAAGTGTCCTCTACCCTCTCAGGAGCCACAGAAACGCCCCAGAGCGATTTTAACACAGGGATGTCATATCCTATTAGGTTATGCCCAATCACCTTCTCTGAGCCTTGTAGAGCGTCTAAGAGGGTGTCTGGGGTATAGTGTACTAAAACACCTCCGTCCTGGCGTGTAACTGCCATCCATATTTTAGTCGGGTTCAATCCGTCAGTTTCTATGTCTAAATAAATCATACCATTTCAGCCAATCGTCCGGTGTGCCTATTGTACTGAAGACGACAAGCTACTCCAGTCAAGCCAGTGTACCTGTTTTTCAATACTCTGACTGTCGTAGTGTTTCTTTTTTCTTCGTCTTCGTCCTGTTGGTCCCTTTCAAGGCCAACTACAATGTCACTTAACTGAGCTATTGCCTGAGATCCACGTAACTCACTTAGGCTTATTCTACCACCGTCCTCATGAGCTTTACCTGTTGATCTCTTTAAATGAGAAACTAAAAACAAACCGACACCAAGTTCCTGAACCAAAGACCTAAGCTTGGTCATGATTGCGTCAATCGCTCTACGCTCATCGTCAGTTTCCTGTGAAGAAACCACTATAGATAAGTGGTCCAAGATGATCCACTTACAGTCAAGTGCCTTTGCCATGAATCTGATTCTTGATAGTAAGTTATCTTCCGAAGTGGACCCCCAATGGTCAAATAAATAAAACCTGCCAGTTCCAAGGGTCGAATCCCAATAAGGTTTGACTGTTTCCGCATCCAATTCCTCCTCAAGATGCAAGGGGCAATCAGCTTCAACTGACATTATACCTAATGCAGTTCTGGAAATATCTTCCTCAAGAGCAATAACACCAATGTTGTCCTCAGTGCTTTGTAAGAGATAATGCTCCATTTCCCTGACCATCTGGGACTTTCCCATGCCACTACCGCTTGTAATAGTAACAAGTTCAAAGGGTCTGAACCCCTTGGTGTAACCATTTAGTCCGGTCCAAGGGTAAGCTATTGATTTAACTTTAATTTTACCTGTGATTGCCTCCCAGGTGTCCACTCCAGCTACAATACCGTCTGGTTGATAGGTTTTACTACCCCACCAAGCTTCCTGAAATGCCTTGACTTTGTTGTCCTGTAGCATGTCACAAGCGTCCTTCAAGGGTAGCTTGCATATTTTTAACTTATTAGGGCTAAAAATGTCCTTAACTGCGTCAATAGCAGTCTGTCCCGCCTTGTCGTTGTCAAAACAAAGAACTACATTCTCATAATTTTCCAAAAATTCCAACTGTTCCTTGACTTCTCTAACTGCCGCTCCAGCTCCACCACGCAAACTCACTACGTCCCAACGATTGTCAAACATTTGACTAACTGCCAGTGCGTCAAGTTCTCCTTCAGTTATGGTAATAAACTTACCGGAGCCTTTGCATGTGGCCTGACCAAAAAAACCTACGTTTTCTACACCTCCTGAATAATGAAAACTCTTTAATTTTACTTTCCTAACCTTAAATCCAATGTCCTCACCAGTGTCCAAGTCCTTGTAAGGGTAATAATGAGTGTCAATTTCTCCACTAACGTCATAATTTACCTTGACATTGTACTTTTTACAGGTTTCCTGAGTAATTTTCCTGTCTGAAATAGCAGCACAGACGGCTGTATCCACTTTTTCTGTAAACATTTCGCTCCTTTTCCCAAACCAACCATTGTCCAGATCACATTGGACTTCATTTCTGAGCTTGTCAATGTTCAATCCAGTGGTTTTTTCAGGGTCATAATTAACCATCTTATGATAACCACAGCCAGCACTAAAGCAATGAACGTGGTCATCATAGATGGCAAGTGCATCGGAGGAACCACACTGATCGCATGGTCCCTTACCGATGAGTTTACTGTCGGTTCTATAGGTTTGCATAGGAAGAACTACTTTGCTTTTCTACACGCTCCAAGATTTTAACCTGTTTTAAGTAGGTTGTGACACCCCATTGTGGATGAGGTAGTCCAAGATCAACTTCAACCCTGGCTTTCCAAGGAAACTCAAGTTCCTCTTCAAACCTTTCGTCGTTTTCATCTCTGACCAACCATCTTTCAGGCTCCACAGGGACTAATTCGCCTTCTTTCCATTCCTTTATGGTGTCCTGCATTGGAAATTTAGTGGCAAACTTTCTGAAAGGACGACCCTCTTCAAGACCTCTAACGATGACTCCCTTAGACTGCAATAAGTCTTTGGTTTCTTCGTCCAAGTTCAAAGTAATGGTGTACCTTTCTGTGTCCTTTCCATCAGGTAGCTTGTCAGTCTCAGTAAGATGACAAAACCCTACTTCACCGTCAATAACTAAACTTTCTTTCGCCATAGGCTTCTCCTTGTTGTAACTTAGGTTAAACTAAAGTATATATACTACAATTATAATTAATAATATATATACTTAGGAATAACTATAGTTCTTATTATATCATGTTGAATGTTAAAGTCTACCCCCAAACAAAACTTCCATTACATTTCCATTATTCATCCTTAATCTCTAACATATCTCTCAATTCTTTAATCTTTTTTCTAGTAAAAGCCATTTTATCCTTTTCGCTAGGGGCAAATTCAAAAGTGAAATCGTCAACCTTGATTGTTTTGTTTTTATCAGTCATTTTATCCTCTTATTAATAAATGTTACAAGTTGTTACAGGTTTTAACTCTGTGTATAAGGCCTCGGGCCTGTTCTTTTTTTAACTGTGCCTATAAGGCCTTGGGCCTGTTAGTTCCTTCTGCAATGTCAATATAATCTGATAAATTAACTTCGTCAGCATCATTGGTTGATGTGTCCAACTCTGTGTGCATAGCTAGAGTTGAAACTTTAAAACAAACATTACAAAGATCAATAAATTCTTTAGTCTCTTTGTCCCTACGTTTCAACTCATGAGACTCAAGTAAAACGTCACAGCTTTTGCATCTCATTAACTTACATCCCTCCTATCTAATTCCGAAGCAATAAATTTTTCAATTTCCTTGGGTTCTTCCAGGCCGTTGTCCAAAGCTTGCTCGTAGAGCTTCTCAATTAGCTCCTGCGCGTAAAAATTGGACATTCTAGTGTACCTCCAAGGGGTTAATAAAACGACCTATAATCTCATTATATTCGTTTCTAACCTCATCTTCAGTTAGTAAATTAAGTTTGTTTTTGATGTTGTCCCTGGAATGAGACAACATTTCATTGAAAGAGATAAACAAGGGTTGAACTTTAAACTCAACTATTTGTTGAATCATTTCTTCAACCTCAGGATCACGCTCAAGTGGGTCGGTAACGTCAACGTCATGGCTGTATTCATCACTCATCTTGATATTTCTCCTTCAGGTAATTAGAGTAATCGTTTAGGCCCATCTCAATAGCTGTAATTCTACTCCTATCAGCAGGAAAATAATAGTCCCTTTGACCCTTTGGAAACCTTAGGCCAGCTATCTTGACCTTATATGCTGTTTCTACGCCATTATTTTTTATTACCTTGCATATCTTAGCGACGTTAAAAGCTTTATTTAGTGCCATTTTTCTTGGCCTCTTCAGTTGGTCTAGGGTTGAACAAGAGATTAACTAACTCATCAGAATAGTTAATCGCGTTTGATTGCCTTTCCTGCTCTTTTTTGAGAGCTTTGGCTTCCAAGTCAAATTTATTAAATTTCATAAGTTTTTTTCCTTCTTTCTTCTGGTTTACGTTGAGTATAACAAGACATACAAAGATACTCCATAGTCTTGTGGTCTTGAGATAATTCACTAGTGTATACGGTTACGTTCCTGTCGTTACACCACACGCATCTATTGGTCAAAGTCGTACCCTCCTATGGTGTAATGGCATTTAGTACACTCCCAAATAGCAGGACACTGAACCACGGTTTCTCTACCGCTCAAAGTTTCATATTCAGGCTTTAAATAAACCATTAAACCGTCTTCACATTCTGGGCAATCAAGCATTGAGCACCTCGCTCACACAACTTAACTCAGGGTGTGGCTGTGGTGTGCCAAGGATTAAACCAAAGGCAAATGCTCCGACGATTGAAACAATCAAACAATAAATAACTAGTCCGATTAATTTGGGTGGTAGTTCTCCGAAATACATACTTACGCTCCTCTTTATTTAATTATTAATAAGATACTGGGCCAAAGTTTTTCGCTTCTTCTGACAACAATTCCCCATTTTTTCCTTCCTTACCATACAAAGTTACTCTATCCCAAAACCCAGACCCATGACCTTCTCTAGTTAACCAAAAATCATGGCCAGCTTGCTCATATAATGAGGGGTCAAGGTATGCCTTTACTCTGAGTATAAAGGCCATACATTCAACTGTTGAATGCTTTAAAAACTCATAATCTTCACCATTTTCTAACCCTTCATGATCAGCAAACCACGCCGCCTCAAGATAACCATCAATAAAAACCTGCTCTAGTTTTGTTGGTTTGATTTCCATTTTATTACGCTCCTATTGTTAACACATAACATCAAAAGCCTCTGTGGTTAAACAAAGGCTTTTAATGTTGTTGAGTTAGATTACTATAAGGTGGTCCTTAGCCCATTCTTGGCTTGCTCCTGATTTTTCTATGATTTTTTCTCTTATTTTTGATTTCATTGTCAAAGAATCAAAGAATTCTTGGGGTTTTTCTTTAGCCTCAACACCGTCTAACCATTTGTTTATATGTCTTGTTGTTGTTGGTGACCACTTGTGACTAGTTCTAACATAACCTTCTTCTGTTAATGCGGCTACTGGTGTTTCGTAGCTGAATAATACAACTATATCAGTGTTTAAGGTCAACTGAGTCATGTTGCTTGCGAGTGGTTTAAGTTTCATCTTTTTATTGCTCCTGTTATTAAATAAGTACACTCAAGCACACTGAATCATGCGCTTGGTCTAATTACTGTTATGAGTCTCTATTTATGTAATCGTCATAATCGAATATATTCCCAATGCTGACAGAATATAAGTCGAATTCATCTTTCTCTGATAGTTTATCAACAAAAGCATCTAAAGCTTCTTTGGTTGGTTCTATCTGTTCTGCCCAAATATCTGAGATGTTATCTACTGCCCATCTACCACTAACAATTACAGACAGACTATTAGACCTTGGATCTGTGTTATCTACTATGTTCTGTTCTAAGTCTGTGTATCCTTCACTTAATATTATGGTCATTTATTTATCCATTTGTTAATTAATACAGCCAAGGATATAAAATGCTTTCTATAAAGTACAGAATTAAATTGTAACAATTTGTTACAGAGTATTGCTTAGGTATGACCAAAGGGAACTATATTGACTCTCACCCTTTGTCATTCTTTGGTCATCCCTTTGTCATCCCTTTGTCATTCCTATGTCCAACCACAGCGCATTGGCCAGGGTTTGACCAAGGTTTGACCAAGG